GATCCTGCCCGAGCGGCCGGAGGGTCAGGGTCTCGTCCTCCCGTTCCTCGTCGGTGGCCGGCGGACGCGGCTGGCCCTCCGTCATCGCCGGCCGCCCCGCCGAGGCTGCTGGCGCCCTCCCCCACCGCCGCCACCCCCGCCTCCGCGTGCCATGCGCCGAGGCTGCTCAGGAGCCGCTGCGGGAGCCGCTGGGGCCGGAGCCGGAGCCGCTGCGCGCGGCGCAGGCCCCCGGGCGGGTCCCCGAGGGGCAAACCCCTGGTCCGGGGCGTAGCGGCCCGCATTCGGCGCCACAAGCGGTTTCTTCTGCATTCCTGGCGCCGCCTGGCGCGGCGGTGCGTAGCGCAGCTGTGCCCCGGTCCGAGCTTCCCCGGTGTCCATGAACCGTTGCAGGTGCTCGGCCTGCGGGCTGCCGGGCTGGACCCGCTGCGCGATCCGCGCCTGCAAGTCGGGGTTGTTCGCCAGGTAGTCCCCGGCGGTCCCCCCCTGCGCCGCTTGCAGAAAGGCACCCCGCTGCGCCCGGTTGAGCCCGAGCCCGAGCCCAAGGCTGCCAGCCAGCGGGCGCCCCGTCGGCGGCCCCGGCGCTCCCGCAGCCCCTGACGCGGCTCCCTCCGCCGTCATGCCGCCCATGCCGGCGGCCCGCCCAGCGGCTGCTCGTGCCGCTTCCAGCCGCTGCGCCATCTCCGGATTTGGCCCGGACAGCGGCTGCATGGTGCCTTGTCGGCTCAACTCCCCGCCGACCCCGGCCAGACCAGCCCCACCGCCCCCACCACCCAGCATGCCCCCGATCGTCTGACCGGCTGCTTGCATCCCAGCCGGTGCCCCTCCGGCGGCTCCGGCTGCTGCGCGACGCGCCTGGGCTTGTCGCGCCGCCTCGGCGTACCCGGCGAGATCGCCTGTACCTCCTGGGGGTCCGTACATCTCACACCTCCAGCCCGGTCACCTTGCTGAGCGACTTCGGGACCAGTGGGGCCGCTTCGACCGGGATGCCCATGGACTCCAGTTCGGCTTTCAGGGGGTCTGCGATCATCGGCGTCTCGATCACCGGCAGCGCCTCGGTCATCAGCGGGTCGTTCTGGATCACTTCCTTCCGGAGCACGCCCAGTTCCTTGAATAGCTCCCGGAGCCCCGGCGTGGGCAGCATGGGCTCCAGCTGCTGCGCGATCCGGAGCCCCTGTTCCTCCCGGAAGCGCATGACTTGGTGGGTCAGGAACTCGACCCGCTTCACCTTGGCCCGCTGGATGGCGTCTTCCCGGGTCTCGTTCGGCTGGAGCACCACGAGCCCGCTGCGTCCGAAGACTTCGATGATCCCTGGCGCGTGGCGGTCTTCCACCTCCACGACCTCGCCAGGGGGGAAGGGGACATATCCCGCCGGCCAGACGATTTCCTCCCGTCCGAGCACCAAGGGCTCCCGGATGTGGATCGGGGCGTGGAGGGTTTCGGGCCGGACACTCAAAATCTTGACGGGCATGCTGGACTCCTATCGGGCGCTCGATCGGCCCCCGCGCGCGCCGGAGCGCGTCGGCGTCTGGTGGAGGGCGCGTTTCTCCATGCGTTCCGCCGTCGCGTGGGACTTCCCCTGCGCGAGCGCGGTCGCCTCAATGTTCGTCGCGCGGCGGATCCGTGGGGAGACCCGAACCCGTTTCGGGTTCTTCATGCTGGTGGTCCTCCTTCGGCGGGAGGTGTCGGGATTCCTCGTCACCCTCGCCCTCGTCATCATCGGGTGGCAAGGGCTCGTCTTCCGGCCGCTTCAGGTAGATTGAGCGTGTCACGGGTACCCCCCAGAGCACGTCCGAGAGAACGCGCTGCAAGACGGCATCACGAGACTGGTAGGTGTAGAAGTCTTCTTTCTCCAATGCCTCCGCGCGCTCGGCGGCGTAGCGCCGCGCGGCCAGCATCTCCGACCAGTCTTTGATCCCGCAGTTCCGCCGCAGGAAGTCCATGCGCTGGAACTTCTCCACGATCCGGCCGTCCAGGGGACGGTAGGACCCGTCGTCTTCGGTGACGTAGCAAACCAGCGCCGCGTTCTTGATCGCCTGGAGGCAGAGCCGGCCCGCCTGCTCGGGCTCGATCACGTAGCCCCCCTCCAGGTACGTCAGGCGTAGCTCCGTGCTCATGCGCGCCACCAGCTGATCCAGACGCCCCAGGCCCTCAGGGAGATTGTGGTAGATCGCCCAGCGCTCGTTGGACTCGTCCCAGACGACGGTCAGCCGAGGCTCGATCTGGTGCAGCTGCCGGACGATGGTACGGTCAGGGATCATGGAATCGGCACCGGCTTCGGCAGCCCCGCCCGCGTGAACCACCCCTGGACGTGTTGCGGCTCGCAGTACACGACCGTCGGTTCGTTATCGTCTCCACGGGTCACCAGGGGATCGAGGCTCACGAGCGGTGCCGTGGACACCTGGATGCGCGTCCAGCCTTCGCCCGTGTCACTGGTCTTCCCGCACAGCGCGCACGCAATAGTCATCCAATCTCCTGAAGTTGCATGTTATTATTCCCTGGACCGAGGGACGTGATGGAACTCGACGCACCCGACTGCATAAAGATCTGCAAATCGTAGGTGTGCCCTCCAGCGGGTGGATTGTCCACAAACACCTGGGTCGGGACCGGCGTGGACCCTGCCGGTCCCAGCTTGGTGCCCGGTTGGTTCGGGGCGGTGATGCCACCATCACGGAGCACGCGCAGATGCACGTTGACACCCGTAGTATTGAGCGAATTGTAGATCAGTCCTGGGTTCACCATCACCAGCACGTAGCTCCCGCGCGTGGTAAGGGTCGCGGTGATAACCGACACCCAAGCATTATAGGTTGTCGTGGTAAAGTTGTGCGAAACGTTGTTGCCTGCTCCACTGATGATCCCCGGCGCCGTCATCGCGCGGGTCACGATCCCGTCCGCGAGCGTGCAGCTGGTCTTGCCAGCGTTGTCCACGGCGAAGATTTGCGTCCAGGCGTGTGTAGCGCCGGGCGGCGAGCGGTAGAGGTTGAAAGAGTCCGCCCCGAAGTCCAGTGTCCACTGTGCCCAAGCGGTGTCGTCGGGAACGCCAGTCACGTAGTTGCGGTTCGCACTCAACGAGACGCGCCCGCCAGCCGATCCGCTCATGCCCCCCAGCCGCACCTTCGCCGTCCCAGTGACCCCCGATGCCACAAATGCCGAACTAGTTGTGTTTCCGAGTGACAATTGCCCAGCGTTGTCAAGCATCAGGGGCCGCGCCCAGGCTGGTGCGCCCGTCGTAGCCGGAGCGCGCCAGATACTGAACGTATCATCGCTTCCTTGCACCTGCACCGCCCACGCAGGTTTCGTGGTATCCTCCAGCACGTTCGTAGCAACATCGCTATTGTGCCGCAGTGTCCATCCAGCCGGTGCGAGTGCCCCGAGATGCACGGAAGACACCACGCCGGATAATTTCCCGGCGAGAAGATCATAGCTGGTCGTAGCAGTGGAGTTCAGGATAAGTTTGCCAGCGTTGCTGAGCGTAAGTAGGTTGGTAAACGTCCCACCGGGCGGCACGCGGAAGATTTGAAATTGGTCCCCGATCGGTTCCATTGTTAGCTGCCACGACGGCTTAGTTGCATCGTCCTGGACGCCCGTTTTCAGGTCGCGGTTCAGGGACAGATGCACCTGTGCTGGCCCCGCGTTGTCGGTCGCAATGCGTGCCTTTGTCGTCATCGCGCCCAGCATGATTTGCGAGAGGTTGCTCGCTGGCCCTACTAACGTTATCCCTTTCGTCGCCGTCGCTGGCGTCAGCGCCGTGCCCGTGTCGGTCCAGAGATCCCCCGATGCCGGGCCGATCTTGTCCCAGGCAGCCCCGTCCGAGACATAAAGCGCCTGGAGCGTGCTGTTCCAGTAAATGTCCCCCGCCGGGCCGACGGCCGGCGCGCTCGCGTAGGGGGCGGCGTTCGTGAGCCCGTAGCTCCGCATCAGCCGATCACCACCACCCGGTAGCCGGCGCCCAGGTTCGGGTTGTAGCGGACGGTCACCGTATTTACCGTGGCCGCGTCCCAATCGACTTCCACCGCCGTGTAGGGCGTCGCCCCGTTGTACACCTGGACATGCACGTCCCGGGTGTTCAGGTTGTGCGTCACCGTCTCCGGGCTCGCCGTCCCCGTCAGCGCGGCGGCGTACTTCTTCGCCATGCCGGTGATCGCCGTGGTGACGTAGGCTTGCGTGGCGATCACAGTGGTGTCCACCGCCACCGTGTCGGCGGCGACCGTGATGCCAGTGCCGGCCCCCACGTCGAACGTGTTGCCCGTGAGCGTCAAGCCCGCACCAGCCACGTAGCTCGCCGGGGCGCCGAACTGCGCCCACGTCAGGCTGGTCGTCCCGACGGTGATCGGCGCGTTCGTGGTCATCACCCACGCGGTGTCCGCCTGGGTCGTCCCCTCCGAGACGAACACGGCCGCGTTCAGCAGTTCGACCTCGGCATCGGCATCCGTGGCCCGCGTCCACGCGCCCGAACTCGCCACCCAGATGCCGTTCTCCGCCGGAGCGGTCTGGTTCTTGAGCAGCACGCGATCCCCACCGAGCGGGGTCACGCCGTCAATCGCGGCCAGGCCCGAAAGGGCGCGCTGGGCCGTCGAAGCGATCCGCACCGGGTCCTTCCACGAGAGCCCGTTGATCGCGGCATCCACGTAGGACTTATTCGCCGCGTCGTTCGGGTTGCTCGGCGGCCCGACATTGATGATAGCGAAGTTGTTGAGATCGACGTTGGCGGTCGCCGGGGCAAAGGAGGAAACCGGGATCGTGGAGTGCGCGGCGGCCGTGTGGGCCGGATTCCCATGCGTATGGTCACTGCGGGCGATCGTGGCCGCGCTGCCGTTGGCGCTGGAAGTTCCGAACGTCGTCTCTGCCGTGATGGTGCCGAAGGCCGGCATCCCGTGCTTGTGGTCTTCCCGGGCGTAGTTCGTGCTCGCGCCAACGACCCCAGCATCCCCGATCGCCGCCGTCGTCACGGTGCTGGCAGGAGTCAGCGCCCCCGCCCCCTTCGCCGCGACCCACGTCGTCCCGTCGTACCAGTAGAGCGTGTTATCCGCCGTGGAGAAGTACATCAGCCCCTTCACCGGAGCAGCCGGTGCGGAGCCGAGGTTCTGCATCACCGCGTTGCGGATCTCGTTCTTGACGATATCGAGCGGGCCGTAGATCGTTGGCATGGCTAGGTCAGGTACGCCTCCCCGCCCAGCGCGGACGAGAACGTCAGCTGCACGCTGGTGTCACTCAGGTAGTCCACTTGCCCCGGGATCACCTCGCGCCCGGTGGAATCCACCGCCGCGACGTTCGGCCGGAACGAGAGCCCATGCGTGATGCTCCACACGGTCGCCGCCGACGCCTGCACATGGCGGTACGCCTGCGCTGCCGTGGTCCCCGCCCGCTGGAAGTTCACCAGCACGTCCTCGTTGTTTGCCGGCTGCCCACCCGCCCCGACGGCGAGTGTGGTGATCGGCACCTCGAACCACGTCCCGTGATCGACCACGGGCGCACGCACCTGCTCCTTCGCCCACTTGGTGGCATCCGTCCGCTGCTGCATCAGCAGCACGTCGCCCACCTGGGTCGTCACGAGCACGTTGCGCGCATCCGAGCCCGCCACCGTCGTGGTCGAGATCCGCATGATGGTCGGTGCCGCCGCCACGTCTGGCGAGATGTTCCGGATCCCCGGATCGGTCATGCCGTCCCCGGTCTTCCAGTTCCAGGTGCCGGAGATCCCCTCGCTCGGCGGCCCCGCAGGACCCACCGGCCCCTGCGGGCCAGTCGCTCCCGTCGGCCCCATCGGCCCGGTCGGCCCTGCCGGCCCGGTCGCGCCCGTCGGCCCAGCGGGTCCCGGCACCCCTTGGGCACCCACGGGTCCCTGGGGTCCTGGCGGCCCGGTCGGTCCTGACGGACCAGCCGGTCCTTGGGGTCCTGGCGGCCCTGGGGCTCCCGTGCCACCCCCCTGGACGATTTCTTCCCAGACCTCGACGCTCTCCGGCTCCTGCGCCTCGTCCGGGTAGCGCTGCCCGAGACCCGTTACGGCCACGGGAGCCCCCCACCGACGCGACGGCGCGTCCACCTTCCCCACGACCACCCGAGCCGCGCCGCCGCGTCAGTGTCCACCACTCCGCCCCGCATCAGATACCGGAGCCGGCCGCGCCGGGGAGGGTCCACCGTCGGGGGCGACGGGGTTGCAGCCGGCTCCGGCATCAGATCCGTTCCTCGGCCGGATCGGCGCCGTTCGCGGCCGGCGACGGGACCGCCACGGGGGGCTCGTCCCGGAGCAGCGTGTCGCACATGGCGATGGCGCCCTCCAGCTGCCCGATCTGGTTCTGGAGTTGCCGCAGGAATGCCTTGCCGTCCTGGAACCGATGGCGCACCTGGGTCAGCTGCTCTTGTAACTTCTCGCGGTGTTCCGTCACCGTCATCAGAGACTCCCTTAGTTGAAGACCACGGCAAACAATCTACCAGGATATGTTCCCGCCGTATGCACGTTCAACCCGGCATTGCTGGAGTACATGGAGACCGTGTAGTTCGGCGTTCCCGCCACCTGCCAATCCACCCAGCTGATGCTGACGGGCAGGGGCATCTCCATGAACGCGCCGCCCCCCATGTGGTACTCAAAATAGGCGATCGGCGTCCCGCCCTTCTTCAAGGTGATGATGATGTACTGCCCCGTGGTGCTCAGCCCGACGGCGAGACACGCCGACAGCAGAATGAGGCATGTCCGTCCGTTGCAGGCAGGAGACACGCTCGCAAACTGCGTGTCCGTGGTGGTCGTGCTCACGTTCGCGGAAACGGTCCCCTGCGCGTAGGTGTAGGGGGTCATATTGAGCCCGAGCCCGCCGGACGCCGAGAAAACCCCCGCGCTGTCCAGCTTGCACCAGACGTTCGCCGGGCCACCGCCGATCGGTTGCCGCTCGACCTGGAAGCAGTCCGCCGTATCGGAACGGACCAGCATACGCCAGGCGGGCCGGTTCCCATCGTCTTGGAGCCAACTCGATCCGTCGTAGCGATTGTTCGACGTGATGCCGACCCAATCGTATCCCCAGAGCGACGTGAGCCGCCCCTTGATCGTCCGGCCCCCGAAGATCACCGACGACTGATCGGTCGTGTCGATCCCGCCCGGCGCGATCATCCGGCCCGCGCTGTTCAACGTGAGTAGCGTGCGACCCCCCGCCGCTGACACCAGCAGCCCCCCCCCAGCAGTGACCGCGAAGCGGCCCTCGTACACGCCCGCTGGCGTCACCTGCGCCAACGTCATCTGGTCTTGGTCACCGGAGAGTTGGAGCAGCCAGCCCCGGGCCGCCGTATCGTCTCGGACCCAATTCGAGCCGTCGAACTCCAGGTTGTGCATGAGGCCGGTCCGGTCGTAGCCGTCCATCGCGTAGAGCCGGCCCTTCTGCGTGCGCGTGCCCACCTTCACCTGGCTCCGCGCCACTCCCGAGGTCGGACCAGGAATCGTCAGCGCACCCGCGCTGTCTAGGATCATGCACTCTAGGGCATTCACCGTCCCGGCCGGCGTCGTCCAGAACGACAGCTGCGTCCCGATTCCCGTCGCAGAGAAGTTCTCGATCGCCTTCGCGGTCAAGGCAGCGCCAATGCGCGAGGTGGTACCATCGGAGAGTCCCGCCCAGGCCAGCTGACCGAGCCGATCCCCCGAGAGCACCACGCCCAACGAGGGACGCGAGCGCATGAACGCGAACAGGGGACAGACGCTGGGCGAGCCGTTATGGTCGGAGATGGCGAGATTGCCCATGTTCGAGCCGTCTGCCGCACCTTCCACATTCAGCTGATAGCGGACGATCAGGTTGCCGTGGTTGACCGGGTACGTCGCCCCCTTGGCCGGCGTCAGCACCGATCCCGAGTCCACCCAGATCCCCACCTTGGCATCCACATACTGCTTGGTCGCCAGATCGAGCGCGTTCACCGGATCGACCGTCGCCCGAATCGTCCCGTCCCCGTTGATACTCAGCCGCTCCGTCAGTGTCATGCTACCAACCGGGACCGTCTGGAACATCAGCCGCGTGCCACCCACCCCGGTCACGAACGTGTCAAGCGCGATGGCGGTGATTTGCGCCCCGTAGCTGCTGGAGCCAGTGCTATTGCGTCCCGCCCAGGAAATCGCCCCGAGTGAGTCTCCCACCTGCGCGCCAGCCGGACCCGACCGGCCCCGGTAAAAGTACAGCTGCGACGCGATGGTCGGGGAATTGTAGTAGCTGTTCAGCTGGAGCCCGGCGGTGGTGGAGCCATCCGTCGGTCCCTGGACAACCGCAGACGTGCGTACCGTCAGGAGCCCCGTGTTAACGGCATAGCTTTGTCCCTTGACGGGCTGGAGCGCGGTCCCGAGGTCCGTCCACGTCGAGGCCCGAGCATCTACGTACTGCTTCGTCGCCAGATCGAGCGCAGCCGTCGGATCGGCTCCAGCAGTCACCTTCCCGACACTCGATACCGTGAACACCGACACCAGCGTCGGATTCCCTGGCGCCTTCCGTCCCAGATACAGCTGATCGAGCGAGCCCCCCAGACCGAGAATCCAGGTGGACTGCGAGGTCGTATCCTGCGCGCCCGTCACCGCGTTGTGGTTGACGCTCAGAAAGCCGTACTGCGGGATCGTATCCTCGGAGTTGAATCGGACCTTTGCCGCTGCCGACCCGACCACGATGGCGTTCTCGCTGATCGGCACGACCAGCCCGCTGGACGCGAAGACAAACCGCGACGGCGGATACGGGATCAGATTGGTCCCGTCGTCCGTCCACGAAGACGACCCACCAGTCCCTACATCATCGAGATTGAACCAGGCGCCCGACTTGTACCCCTGGAAATGGTCACTCACGCTATTGTACTGGATCATCCCCGGCACGGGCGTCGCCCCCTGCGGCGTGGCGACGATCACCGTGCCACGCAGGGTGACATTCCCTTCCTCACTCAGCACGAACAAGTTGTCTACGGTATAGGGCGCCACCGCATTATAGGGGATGTGACTGATCCGGAACCGGAGATTCTGGTAGTCAAACGCCAGGATCCAGGAGGGGCGCGTCGGATCGTCTTTCACGCCACTGCTGTTCAAGTTGACCCGCCAGTCCATCGTCCCGTCGTTGATACTCACAAAGCGCGACTGGAGGGTTACCTTCCCGAACTGGAGTGGCGTCGTGAGCGGCGAGAGCAACACCGTCGCATCGGGCGATGGCGTGATGACTCCCGTCCCCGCCGTCGTCCAGAGCCCGGTGCCACTCCCCCCACCTCCCGTCGGCGGCAGCCAGGTCAGGAGCCCGGTCCCGGGATCGACCGTCAGCACGCGCCCATAGTCCGTCGGCAAAGTCGGCACGGGCGGCAACCGCGCCTGCACCGGAGTCTCCAGCTTCTGGAGCGTCACCGACAGATCGAGCAGCTTCGCGCCGCTCACATTGACAATCTCCGTGTCCCCGACTGCGTTGGGGGCAATCAGGGGACTCGGGAACAACCCCATGAGATCCCCACCCGCCTCGGCACCGACCACCATGAAGTTGGGAACCCCGGTCACCTTCGCGTAGGCGACCGAAGTGATCTTGTCGTCAGTCACCGCCGCATCGGCCAACTGGAGCGTCCCGACCGCGTGGTCGAAGATCTCCGGCGTGCCCACCGCCGGCTTGGCGAGCATCTGCTGCGTGATCGAGGTGGGACCCGGCGCCGCCGCGCCACCCGCCGCGTTGATCCCCATCAGTTCTTGCCAGTGAGCACGGAGCCCGACTTCGGTAAATGCGCCCTCGTAGACGGTCAGATACTGCGTGAGGGTGCGGCCCCCGATCGGGGGGAACGTGGGAGGCTGATCCGGGGTCGGAATCTCGCGCGGTTCCACGTTCCCCCCCCCTAGCTCACAACGGCACTTCGGACGGCGGCGGATTCGGGTCGGCGGGCACCTCGGCCGGCTTCGATGCCTCCCCACCGCTGGCGAGATCCAGCTTCTCCCAGAGCCAGTCCAGGCCCTTCTCGTGCATCAGGTCCCGGTACTGTTTCAGGAGATCGGGGACGGTCTGCTCGGACTCGTCTACGGGCGTGTTCACGATCTTCATCGCTTCCATTGTCGCCTGGTCCCGCTCGCTCAGTTCGGGCTGATTGGCGGGAGGTGCCTCGGACTCGGCCATGGTCACCCTCCTGCGGTCGGCCAGAGAAACGTCCGGACGACCAGCTGTCCGTTGTCATCGGGATGGGGCAGCGGGACTAGGCCAATCACGACCATGCCCGGTACCTGCTGCACGGGTTGCTGTTCCGCCTGGGGATTTCCCTCAGTCCACTTCCCCTCCCCGAAGCGGAGGTAGTTCACCAGCTGAGGCATCGGCGCCTCAGTACGGGATCGTGGTGTAGCCGGCCGCGATGGTCATGTCCGTGATCTTACTGTTCGCGTTCGACTGGAGCGCGCCCATGTTGGCGATGATCCGCATGAAGCCGTAGAACACGTCGCCAGCGGCGAGCGAGTCGTGCTTCAAGATGCCGCCGGTCTGCTCCACGAACTGGAGATCGAACAGCCCGAAGCGCTGGATCGACTCCCGGACGAGGTTGAACAGGGTGTTCTCCGGGCAGTCCACGTCCACCAGGAACTCGCGGCCGTTGTATTCGAGCACCTGGAAGCCGCCGTCCAGCTTCAAGTCCACGAACCGCTTATTCGGCACCAGCAGCTTGAGGTACTGGTCCCGGCCCCCGTAGCTCCCGAGCAGGAGGTTGATCCGGCGGCCCGACATGATCTCGGGTACGTCCATGCCGAGTTGCATCAGGGGGAGATCCAGGGGGCGTGGGGTCCCGCTGTTCCCCATCACCTTCGCCTTCCAGAGCGGGTTCTGGGTCCGGTTGATATCCTGGAAGACGAGCGCAGCGGGGTTGTTCACCCCGTCGTCCACGATGGCGCCGAGGCCCAGGAACTCGGCCCCCATCGCCTTGTGGCGGACGATGGTGTCGCCGGAGACCGCGCCGCTCGGCGTGAGCGCGGTCAGCGGGGAGCCGGCGCCCACCGTGATCGTGCCCGTGCTCGCGTCGATCGCCATGATCGTGTAGCGCTTGGCGGCGTAGGGCGTGCCCGCGCCGTCGCCGGGGTCCGAGTCCCCGTTGGTGCCCCGGATGGTCGTCCCGTCCGTGCCGGCGATGACGTTGATCTGCATCCCGGCGCGGAGGTACTTGGTGCTGGTCACGGTCGCCACGCCGGCCGTCGGCGTCGCCGTGAACGCCGCCCGGACGCCCGAGCCGTCCAGGTAGCTTTGCATGTTCAGGTCTTTCAGCATCATCTCCGTGAGCGACCGCATCTTGTCGGTCAGGGTGTTCACGAAGGCGTTGACGTTGCCCTTCCCCTTCTCGATATCGGGGCCGGCAATGTCGAAGGTGCCGTAGATGAACTTGTGGCGGACCCGCGCCGTCACGTCGATGTTCATCACCGGCTGGGGGAGCCCGACCCGGTACCCACGGGCACCGACGCTCTGGGTGTTCACCATGCGGGCGGGGAACTCGTAGGCGTTGCCGCCGAACCGGACTTGGCTGGTGGCGAAGCGCTTGTAGATCATCGCCGCCAGGTTCTGCTGCTGCTCGACTCCGGGGCCGTACACGGTCTTCAAGATCGTGCTTAGCTCGGAGATGTTGTCTCGAATTGCTGGGACCGCCATGGTCCGCTACCTCCAGGGAGTCAGTGGACCTGGCGGACTGCCGTCGCGCTACGCGCCTGCGCCGTTCCCCCAGCCCAGCCGCTGGGCCAGTAGTTCCTCGGCAATCCGCGAGGTCGTTTCGTCATTCGCGCCCAGCCCGGCCTTCTGGGAGAGCGGGGCTTGCTGCCCCGCACCCGCCGACGCCGGCAGACGCAAGTCCTCGGTTTTGCCCTGGCGATACGCTTCTAGGCGGGCTTGAAACTCCTGTTCCCAAGGCAGCAGATACTCCGCCAGAAGGTGCGGCACATCGTCCATCGTCGCGTCTTCCATCTCGCGGACGCGCTCCAGGACGTAATCTTTGCAGAGAGGGAGCAGCCGATCGACGTGGCGGTACCGGCGGTCGGTCAGGATCTTGGAGATCCCGCCGTCCAGTTCCGTCTCGGTCTTCTGGAGCCGCATCTGCTTCTGCGTCTCCACCTCACGTTGCTGCACCTGCGCGATGGCGGCGTCGATCCGATCCAGCTTCGCCAGCTTCTCGGCAATCTCTGGGGGGATCTCGACGCTGCCCCGGCGGTTCGATGCCGGGACGCCCAGTCGCTCGTACAGCTGATCGGCTATGTCGGGATGTTGCTGGAGCGCCGCCTGGAGGGCTTCATAGTCGTCCGCCTTGCGCCGAATGTCGGCGGCGACGGACTCCCGCTGCTGCTGGAGTGTCCCCAGTTCCTGCTGATGGCGCTGGGTGACTTGCGCCGATTCCCGGCGCATGCGGGCGATCTCGGATTTGAGTTGCCGGTGCTCAGCCCACGGGACCCAACCCGGCCCCGGCTTCTCGGGGGTGGGCTGCTGGCCCTCGGCCGCCTCCGGGGCGGCGTCTGCCGGCGCCTCGGGCGGCTGGGTCCCCGTCGGTTGAGCACCCTCCGGGGTCGGACTCGGGGGACTACTCTCTGGGGCGCCGGTCGGAAATGGGGTCTGGGTGCCAGCGGTCCCTTCGGACCCGCCGGCTGCTCCTGCCGGTGCGCCGTTTACCCCCACGGTACCCTCCCGTGCTGCGCGTGTCGCTCCACTCCTGAACGCGATGGGCTGCGCTCAGACTCGCCACACGGCCCACTTGGGGGGGCCGGGACCCACTCGGGCATGATGCCGGTGCCCGGCGCCGGTCACGGGTGCTGCTACTGCATTGGCGGTGGTTCTACTCCCTCGGGGGCCGGCTGTTCAAGCCCACCCCCGGTGATCTGTGCCATCGCGGTCTGCTGCCCGACCGCTGCCGCCGCCACTTGCTGCTCGATCTGGTTCGCCACCTGCTGCGCCTGCTGGATGGCCGGGTCGCCCGGGGAGCCCGGCTCGGGGCTCAGTTCGGGCGTCAGCGCCATCGCCATCTCGGTCATGGCTTCCTTGTGGGCGTCCCGGTGCTCCTTGTAGAACGCCTGCACTTCCGGCGGCTTAGTGTCGTAGGACGGGTCCTTCATCACCAGTTCGTGCTCGAACAGGTGGATGGCGTGGTCGTCATAGTCGTTCACCCCGGGCATCGGCTCCCCGGCGTCCATCCGGGCGTTCTCCTTGTGCGCCCGGCGCACGTCCGGCCCGATCGCGTTCTCGAACTCGCGGAGGTCGAGCGCTTCCAGCAGCTGCTGGCGCTGCTTCGGGTCGGCGGGGTCGATGATCTTCGCGTCCATCGCGTCGAGCATCAGCTGGGTCTTGGCCGAGGCGGAGCGCGGGACGAGCGAGCCCGGATCGACCACCACGTCGGTCTGGTTCTGGAGGTCGGCTCCGAGCCAGTAGCGGACTTGCCAGTCCGTCCCGTCGCCCATGATCTTGACGGCTCGGGGCTCGCGGTAGTGCTGGGCAGCGAGCAGCAGCTTCTTCCGGCAGCGCTCCGCGATCCACTGCCCCCAGCGAGTGAGCCGGGGCACGGATGCCTCGTCGCCCTGCTCGCGGAGGAAGTTGAACGCGACGCCCGAGCGCGTCCCCTGGGGGAGGGATTCGGGGCTCGCCCGCAGGTCTTGCGCTTGGCGGTCCATCGCCTGAATCGCCCCGTCGCGCTCTTGCTGGATCTGCGCGGGTAGCGGTTGTCCTTGGACTACCTGGGGCGTCGCCCCGACTCCCACGAAGTTGTAGAGCACCGTGGCGCCAGGCCGCATCGCCACCTGGCCGGGCGCGAGCCCGGAGCCCTTCGGCGCCAAGACCCACGGGTTCAGGAGGGTCTTCCGGTTCAGGATGATCTGCGCCATCGTGCCGTTCACCTGGCGCTGGAGCGGCACCATGTCGTCCACCGGGGTGCGGCCGGTGAACCGGCCCGGCACCTCGTCATAGCGGTACTCGGTCCAGTTGAAGTCCCCGGTCGGGTTCCCGTTCTGGTCCTTGATCGGGAGGTCCCCCCGGTAGAGCAGGACGCCGCCCGCCACGCAGAGGTGGAGCCCCTTCGGATACTTCCGGGACGGGCGCTCCTGATACTCGCGGTAGACCGAGCCGCCTCGGTAGAGCCCGGAGCCCCCGTAGTGGGCGGTGCCTTGCACGGACGGGCCGATCAGCGCCAGCAGGCTCGACTCGTAGAAGTTGGCGGCATCCACGCCGCTTTCCTCGCCCACGAACGGCCCCTTGTCCGGGAAGTTCTCGTCCACCCAGTCCAGGTCCACGTAGGCGGCTTCACCACACCAGCGGGCTTTCCGGAGTTGCGCCGCCTTCTGGTCCCAGTGGAAGTTGAACGTCATCCGGATCTCGGTCTCCAGTTCCCCCTCCGGGAAGGAGTCCACCTGCGGCTGCCCGTCCGGCCCCATCACCGGCTCGCCCCCGGTCAGGTTCATCTTCGGCCGCCCGTCCGCGAACAGCGCCGGCTTGGTGCCGTTCTCCAGGGTGGCAGAGCAGGTGGGGCAAAACTGCCCCACCTCGGTGAACTCTCCCTTGTAGCTGCACTGCGGGCAGGCGGCGGCGGGCTCGGTCGCCGGCTCCTGGCCGGGCGGGGTCGTCTGCGGCACGGTCGAGACCGGGCCGGCGTTCGGGTTCCAGTAGTCCTTGGCGATGACGGTCCCCATGAGCGCCGCGATCAGGGCAGCCTCCTGGCGCCGCTCGTCCTCGTGGCACACGGCGTCGATATGGCTCATCATCTGCTCGGCTACCCGAGCCCCCTCGCGGTCTCGGGGCTCGTTCGAGCCCGGCCGGACCCGGCCTTGCGGCTGCGAGCGCAAGATCCGTGCCGCCATGGAGGTCACCCGAGGCGCGATCTCGTTCTGGACCGGGGTCGGGAACCAGCTGGGGGCCGTCCAGCGGCTGAACCGGCGGGTCGCTTCCGTGTACTCGATCCACTGGATGCCGGCGTAGAAGCAGACGTTCTCGAACATGGCGCGTTCCTGCGCCCACCGAGAGCCTTCCCGCGACATGAGCGCAATCCGGTTCTCGACCCGGGCGATCAGCGCCTTTTCCTCGTCGCTGGGCTGATAGCCAGGTCGTTGGGGCCGGGCTTCCGCCGAAGCGTTCGGCAGGGTTGATTGCGCGGTTGCCGGTGGTGTCTCTACAACGCCCGAGCCCTGTCCTGCCATCGCCGGGTCCCTCCCCGGCAGCTAGCCCCCATCACCGCCAAGTTCTTGGTTCCCGGGAGCCCTCACCCCCGGGAACCACCAAGCCATGCCGTGCCCGGCCTCGCCAGACCATACCCCGCCATGCCGCGCCCGGCCTCGCCTAGCCTTACCTCGCCAGGCATCTCACTCTGCCGCATCCTCGTCCGGTTTGTCCACGTCGTAGCTGGCCCTCCCCGCCAACTGCCGCTCCAACATGGACATCGCCCGTGTGTACGACTCCAACGTGTCCAGCTTGCCGTCCACGATCACGTACTCCCGCCCGTCTTCGCCTGTGATCTGGAACGGGGCGGTCGGGGTCGCAGCCGGTGGAGGGACGGTCGCTGGGGGCAGCGCCGAGGCCGCCGGCTGCGTGCCCCGCTCTGCCATGAGCCGATCGACCAGCCCCTGCAAGTGCGCCACCTGCTGCTGGAGCACGCGGCACGTCGGACAGGCCCGGGACGTGCTCAGAATGCCCCCCGTTCGCGTCTGGGCGGGCGTGTAGCCCCCCAGGCCCGGAACACCTCCCGGAGCCAGGACCCGGCGACTAGAGCGGGCGCTGCGCCCGTTTCGCGGTCCGGGTGAGCGGCCGGCGCCCCTGGACGAGGTTGAACGTCCGGTGCCCGCGCCCGAATTTCATCGAGAACTTGTCCGTCCGCTCGGGGTAGCGCACCTTCAAGAGGGTCCCCATCTCGGACGGCTCCTGGCTGACCTTCGGGACTTGGGGCATCGGTCACCTCCGGCCCTCCCGGCGCAGCCGCTTGTCTTGGGCGTGCGGCAGCGGCTTCATGCCCACCGGCTCGGACGCCTTGGCGCGGACCTCCTGCATGCGGCGCGGCCGGTGCTCCACCGCGCGCGGCCGGCGCCCGCCCCCCCGCGCGACCCGCTGCTCCCCCACCGGGAGGTCCATGGCCGGCGTCTAGCAGGTTGCGGACCGGCGTTCCAGTATGGGAACTTCCAAGGTCTTGGCGAGGCGAGGCCCGGTTGGGCATGGCGACGCTGGGCTGGGCATGGCAGGCACGGGGGCTTCGGCCCCCGCCTCACCACTTCACTTCCGGCTCCCAATCAATCGACTGCTCGGCCTCGTCCGGTCCGGGAAAGCCGGTCCATTCGTCCACCGTGAGCGGGGCTCGTCCGGTCTCCCGCATCGCGTCCATCGCCGCGTCCACCTGCTCCCAGACCTCGGCAGCGGCCCGGCCCGCCGCGATCCCGATCCCCGCCTTGTAACGGTCCGCCCAGTCTTCGACCGCCGCCACCTGGGGGTCTTCGGGCAGCTTCAAGCGGGGCGGCGCGCCCGTGGACTTCATGGCGGTCTCGATATGGACGCGGAGCGCGATCATCACCGCCATCGCCCGGTCGTCCCCACCCTCCTGGCCGCCCACCCGGCTCCGCTCCACGTACTGGAACTCCAGTAGCTCCCGGATCGTCTCCACATCGGGGATCCAGATCGCGTGCTCCGTCAGCGCCCACGCCATCGTATCGACCAGGAGCCCCTTGGAGCGCCAGGTGGTCTCCCAGCCGATGTAGCTGGAGAGGTTGTTTCGCACCCGATCGACCCGCTGCCACATATACAGGCGCGGGTACATGCACATCTTCAATTCCTCCACGACGGCAAACCCGTGGCCCCCCGAGACCTCCGGACAGACGATCGCCTCGGCGTAGAACCGGCCCAGGCCCACCAGCGCCCGCGCGAACACCACCGGGGTCTCGTGCGCGTGCCAGAGCGCCACCACTTCCTCCCGCTCCCGATCGAAGATCGCCGCACAGCTGGCATCCCCGCCTTCGACGCCACTGGCGGGATCCCCGGCGACCACGTAGTCCCCGTCGGCACGCGGCATCTTCCAGACTTTCAAGCGCCCCCCCGTCCGCTCGACAAACACCCCCGCCTCCGAGATCTCCCCCTCGCGCGGCTTCTCCGTCTCCGCCCGCTTCACCGCTTCCTCGTAGAGCCGCGTCAGGGCGGCAGCCGAGAACGCGGGATGGCCGCTCAAGAGGAACGCCTCGGCGGCGGTGGCGGGATACTCCTGCCGAAACCGTTCCTCGTCCCCCTGACACTGCGTCCCGATACACCACCGCCGCCAGAGCACCTGGCCCAAGGTCAGCCCGTGCTCGGCTATCAAAATGTCTTCCTCCCCCGTACACCGGACCTTCACC